ACGGGATGCCCATTCTTTGAATGCAGATGCCTCCGCATTCTCTCGAATGGCCATCCCAATTGGCGCTGGGCGGTCGAAGCCCGTTGGTCCTTTTCCCTGGGGAAAAGGGCCATGGGATACCCGACCCCTTCTAAGAAAGTGTCGACGTGCGTGAAATTCGGAAAGAATGTCACCGCGAACCCAAAAATCCCGGACTCTTTGATAAGCGAGGCTCATCGTTTCGCATATGAAAGGGTCCGCGAGCTCAAGGGCTTTTGCAATGACCTCCATGCTTCATGGAGCTCCGCTGCGTGCCTCGAGAAGTCAAACGGGGCAGGCGGGCGGATCGCCTACGGGGCGGAGATTATTGCAAATCTTTCCATCGGGATCTTCTCCTTAGACTCCTCTGTCGAACAGTGGTACGGTCCTACGGGGCGTCCCTCGATATCAAGGGACCTCCTGCAGGTGTACTTCTCCGACAAAGGTGGTGTTTTCAATGGATCGACGAACGATCTCATTAGTCTCATTGGGGAATCAGAAGTTCTTGTGAACTTCTCATTCCACAATGAGGCCTCGAGATCGGATGCGGTCTTTGAAATCACCGGTGGAGAAGGCGTTCAGATTGACGACGACTTCACCCTCTACGTGGATCCCCCTCGGATCCGAGCGAAGAAGGTGGGGTTCCCGTCAATGAGACTGGACGCCGTAGATGACGATGGAGCGAAAGCCCGAGTGGTTGGCGTCATGCGGTTCGGTTGGATCACGGTTTGTCACCTCCTTCGACGGAGTCTAGTGGGTTATCTTGAAAGGGACCCCCAGGTCCCTTCCATGAACGCACTTCTCCGTTCCAAGGACGTCCCAAAACTGATCGGAAGCGAACCTCCCTTTGACGGGACTGATATGCAGACGGCCACCGATGATTCGGTGATCGAACTGAATAGGAGTCTCGCCAAAGGGGCCGTTGCCGCCATGAGATTCTCTGAGGATTGGATGGCGAGGCTGGCGGCCTCATTGCCCGATATCGTCGTAAGACCATATTGGGTAATGAAACCCACATGGTGGCCAAAAGGAGAAAGGTCGATGACCTTTCCCTTCCTGGCCACCGTGGGGATCCCTATGGGGATGCCGACATCCTGGACCCTCCTGAACCTCGAGAATGAGTTCGCGATGCATAGAGCTGGAGGGATTGGAAAGGACTTGTTTTGCGGTGATGATCACACATCGTGTGGCCACCCCGTAAAGAAACTCCTTTTATACAGGGAGAATTTGAGGGAACAGAACCACAAGATGTCTCAGGGTACGGACGTCATCTCTGAGAGATGTCTGACGTACACCGAGAACCTTTGGGTTATTGATGAGGCGGGCAAACTTCGAAAGGTGTCTGCCCCCCGCATCAAGTCTCTGGTCTCGAAGAATCCTCCGACTCGGTCGGTGAAGTTTAGGCAAGTTGACATGTTGACGACGGTCTCCTCCCGTGGAGGAGCAGCGTCGATGACCATGTCACAATGTTGCCTACCCTTCAGCGAACCGAGTCACTTCAAACTCGTTTTGAAGTCTGCCAACCTCTTCAGTCTTTCTGCTAATGCACAGGGGATCCGAATGATGAAGGATGCGGGGATTCCGATCTACCTCCCAAGAGAATTGGGAGGCGCCGGATTCCCACACCCTTCGGGGTTTCCGTTGCGGCATGTTCCTCCACGGATCCTCCAGGCCGTTGCTCACCTGCTCCGCAATGACCGCTCCGCCGAGGCGATGCGGTCATCATGGACGGTGACAAGGGTCTGGAATGTTCCTACGGAGGGGGCTTCCAAGGAGGCCTTCGAATACGCGAAGGCCCTCTTGGAATCCGCCCTAAGAGATGAGAGGAAAATGAGACGCCTCGAACCGATCACGGAATCTTTCGCAGGAAAGATCTGGTGCGATGTTGAGACTGTCTCAGTGAACCAGGTCCACTTCCAGTGGGACTGGTTCTCTGAAACCAAATTTACTCCCATCTTCGGTCGCAGCGTTGAAAAGGGCGATTGGGATTCCTATGACCATGTGAAGGCTCTCCTAAAGGCGTCGACGGGGTATCAATGGATACCCATGGCGACGGCTATGGAGAACCTCATGGCCGAGGAAACCCAGAAGCTCCTTTTCAGATGCCCAGAAACCAAGTCGGATCCGCCGTCAATCTTCACGGTCGGACGAAGGATCTCCCGGATATTCAAGGCTCTCCATGACGACATGGAGAACCGGAATTTCCGGAAGTACGACCTCAGCAGGCTGAGAGAAAAGAGCGTGGCGGATCTGTCGGATCTCATGAAGTGGAAGAAGAACATGGTCCTTCTTTCTCGTTCATGGGATCCCATTAGATCCATCCGCTCGAAGTGGTAAGCCCCTGGCCGGGGGCTAACCTCTCCATGTTCCTGTACCCGCGGGAACAGG